GAGCAGACGCAATACTATCGGCAAATCTAGGTGTAGGTGCTGATGGTCAAGCTATTGCATCATTAGGTTCAAGAAATTCTAAAGAAGTTTTAGCACTAAAAGAAGCCTTATTAAAAAAGAGAAGAGCCTTAATTATTAACGATAGAACAAGTGCTAATCAAAAAGAAAAAGAAGATGTTTCAGCATTATTTGCCTCTATCTATGAACAAGTACCAGTAAGTGCTACTGCCGAAATGAAAGGTGCAGATAGTTTAGGCATGAGAGAGAAGAACCATGTTGAACTAATGGAAATTAGAACAAAGTTTGAAGAGATAGGCAATCCTGCTTTTATTGCAAATTTTGATAATGCAATGGACAACAATAGATTTATAGATACTGACCCTGCGGTTTACGACCAATTAGTGTCAGACATTTTTGATGGTGTCTATGATAATCAAGAACAAATAGCTGATGCTATAGAGCAATTAAATTTAGACCCTAAATTATTATCTTCAACTTTAGTGTTGTTTGATAAATGGGAAAGAGATTTTAATAAAAATAGAGGCAACATTCACGAAACAAATTCTCTATATAAAAATGGGCTTGTCTTTATTCAAAACGGAGTAAGAGGTAATTTTACCAATCAAAAAGGTTTTATGAAAGACAATGGGTATGAAGCTATTAGAAATGCACATAACTACATGAAAAGAGAGATATTTAATTTTGAAAATAACTGGGACACTGAAAAAAATGGTGCAATTACTGACCCTGATAGAGATGCTTTTTTACAGAAATTAGGTGATATGACTATTAAATATTTCAGTGATGATTATGGTGTTAATCCAACTATGAAAACTATGCCTGAGTATGAACTTGAAATTCAAGAAGAACTTAGAGTGCAAAAAGAAAAAGAAGATAAATATGAAACAGAAGGTGTTACACAATTCCAAACTGAAATAGCTGAAATTTTAGAAACAGATAAATTAGAACTTGCGGCATTGAAAGATAAAGTTGGAAGTGGTTTTGATGATGGTTATTTCTTTAGTGATACTGATTGGTTAGACTTAGATGCAACAGATAAACAAGAATACATTGATAGTAAAATTGTCCCTGTAATAGCTGAAGTGTTTAAAGATGTTACTTATACATCTCAAATAAGAAAAGCTATGGAACAAGAAGATTTTAACCTTATGAAAGAAAATATTGCAATAGCGTTGGGAGGTTTGATACCTATTGAACAGATAGATGCGGCTCTTAAAATGTTAGAAAAAGGGAGTAATTAATGGCTGAGTATTCAACAGGAAATGATGGTGTAATAACTTCAAGCACTTATGTAGGCGATTTAAAAAAACCTAATAGTTCAGCAGATGCTTTAGCAGAAATACAAACAGAAAATTTCTACAGTACGTTAAGCAGTTATTATTCTTATAGAGAAGCAGACGATACATTTAAAACTATGTCTCATGTGGACTTACTTGATTACTTCTACGAAGACAGGTCTTGGAGAAATAACAACACAGTTTCTATGGGCATGGATATGGCTAATGTTATGGGTGAAGATAATGAAGAAAGAATACAACAGTTTGCTTACATAGCACAAACATATAAATCATTGCCATCATTTTGGAATGACCCAAATAGAAGTTTTGGTTCATGGTTAATTGATAATGGAGGTGCAATGATAGCTGACCCTGTTAATTTAATAGGTGTTGGGGTTGGCGGACAAGCCGCAAAACAAGCATATTCGATTGCATTAAGAGCCGCTATAAAAAATAAAATGTCAGGAGAACTTTCTGCAATAACTATTAAAGCCGCCGCTAAAGAAGCAGAAAAAGCCGCTATCGGACAAGCTATGAAAAAAGGAGCATTAAACGAAGGTACTGTTAATGCTGTTATAGCAGGTGGACAAGATATTCTGTTACAAAACACTGCTATCAACGCAGGTATTCAAGATGAATTTAGTTTAAAACAATCAGGTATTAGTACCTTCGCAGGATTTGGATTTGGTACAGTATTTGGTGCGGCATTTTCAGGAGGTGCTTTTAAATTAACTAACAGCAGTCTCGCAAGAAAATCTATTAAAAATCTTACCGACATGCACAATTATGGTAAGAGTACCACTACTGGTTCTAAACTATTTGATGATTTAACTATCACTAGCAAGTCAAGTAAAGCTGACATCAATGCTCCTAAAAATAAACAACCCCCAAAAACTACCAAAGAATATATTAAACAATTAATAAAAGATAGAATTTATAGAGACGATAAACCACCTAAACTAATTATCAATGCTACTAAACAGAGAAAAGGTGGTTATCAAAGTTTTGTTAAAAACAGTATTGCAGAGATAACAGAAAAAACAAAAGTAGATTTAGCAGAAGGTAAAACAACTAAAGCACAAATGGTTGAAGAGGCTGTTGCTTTAGGTCAAGATAGAAAAAAGTTTGAAAAAATGGCTGATGATATGGCTAACTCTGAAGCATTTGTAAAAGCACATGCAACTGTTGTAGCACAGGGAGATAAAATTAGAACTACGTTTGATACTATAGGTACATTAAGTAATGAATTAAATAATATTGATTTATCACCTGCTGAACAATTAGATATTGTTAAACAAATAAGAGCATTGAGGGATAGTTTAGAGACAGATATTATAAGAAAACAAAAAGGTGCGGCTAATTCAGGACGAATGCAAGTCGCTCATCAAATAAATGCTGATGGAGATAGAGCCGCAAAATTAGTAGTTGACCCTGAAGACCCTAAATTAAAAAAGAAGATTAATGGTACTTTTGAAGAAGAATTAGAATATTGGAAAGCTGTCGGTAAACTTGGAGATAGAGAGCAAATTATTGCCGCACATCAAAGAGCAAGAGATACTGATACATGGGATTTAATATCAGAGTATGTTAATAACAATCTCCTATCATCACCTGACACTCATATATTAAATATTATATCAGGTTTGACACAAGTATTTTGGAAACCTGCAACTATGTTATTAAGAGGTGCAAACATGTTGCCTCACGATAAAGCAAGAGCAACTGTTGTAATGAGAGAAGCGTTACAAACTTTTGTATATCAATTTGCGTTTACAGGACATGCTTTAAAAAGAGCAGGTAAATCTTTCTATGAAGGCAGAGCAATTCTTGACAGTACCCACATGAAACATGATAGTAATATTAGACAAGGACAGCTTCAAAGATGGATTAGTGAGATAGGCAAACTAGCCACTGAACCTATGGGAGATGTTGGTAGAGTTGTTCAAAAAGCTATAGTAGACCCTATAGCAATTACTACAACATTGCCCATGAGAGTTTTATCGGCAGGAGATGAATTTCTTAAATCAATGATGTTTAAAGGTAGAATGGCGGCACTTGTTAATTCAAGAGTAATAGAAGAAACCCCAGATTTTTCTATCCTTAAAGGTGATGGATTTAGAGCAAAATATAAAGCAAAAAAAGCAGAACTAGAAGCAGAGTATATAGATAATAAAACAGGCAGAGCAGTAGATATAGGCAGTACAGTTACAGATAGATTAAACTCGCCTCTTCACTATGCAAGAGAAGGTTCATATACTAATCCTGCTCATTCAGTTGACCCTGAAACAGGTAAATCAACAGGCAAAATTACTGGGTGGATATTACAACAAACTGGAAAAGCAAAATGGACAAGAGCATTAGGTCTTCACTTTATTAATACACCATCAAATTTATTAAGATGGAATTTCCAACATTTACCTTTTCTTGGTAGATATCAATTTCAAATGAAACACATGTTAGCGGAAGCTGATACAAAACCTTTAGCAAAAGATGCAGGAACATTTTCAAAAATAACAAACTTAATAAGTAAAAGTAAAACAACAAGACCTTTTAGAGATGGGGTCGATAAACTTTCTTTAGGTAAAAGCGTACAAACTAGATATTTAAACCCAGAGGCGGCGGCAGAAGCTAATGCAAGAATACAGATGGGTTATCTTTTATGGGGTGGTGCATTGGGTTTAGTAGTGGCAGGAAAATTAACAGGAGGTGGTAGTAGAGATTGGAGAATTAACAGAGAAAGAGAAAGAAATACTGGTTGGCAACCTTACTCATGGAAAACAGCAGATGGTAGATATATTTCTTTAAATAGATTAGACCCACTGTTCACGCCAATGTTTATGATGGCAGATATATTTGAAGCATATTCTAGTTATGTCGAAGAAACTGATGATTTACCTCCAAGTGTAGAAAAGAAATTTACAGAAGCCGCTATGGCAGGAGTAACATTATTAACTAGAAATTTAACTTCTAAATTTTATACAAAAAATATAATTGAATTATTTAACTTTATGTCTTCAGATGATTTTATGAATGAAAGAAGTCCTGAAAGAGCAGTTGGTTCAGTATTTTCACAATTTGCATATAAAGCAATTCCTATGTCTGGAGGTATAAAATATGTAAACAGAGTAACAGATGAGTGGGAAAGAGACATTTATGATTTCATTGATAGACTTAAATTAGCAGACCCTAGAGGGATAGGTGACAGAATTATGCCCCATAGAAATATGTTTGGTCAAACAATTAATAGAAAAACAGGTTGGTTGTTTGGTCTAGGAGGAGCAACTGGTTTATGGTCAACACCCTTTGCTATGACAAAATGGCAAAACAGTAAAACTGCTAAATTTCTTGATACAGTTAAAAACTGGAACTATTCACCACCTTCTAAAACTGACAGGGCTAGTGGTATCAATTTAAGAAATATTAGAAACAAAGATAACCAAACTGCTTATGATAGGTGGTTAGAATTAAAAACAACAATAAAATTCAATGCAAGAGGTGGAATTATAAAACGCCCTGATAAATATACAGGTAAAATGTATGACCTTCAACAGACAGTAGAACGTCTTGTAGCTGATTTAGATGGTAAATTTTATGCTTACCCTGAAGGTGAAACAAATGGAACAAATTATCAAGCACAAGTTATTACAGATTTAGTACGTGATGCAGAAGGTGTTGCTTACTTTATGATGATTGAAGAATTTCCTGAGATTAAAGCTAGAATAATACTTCAAGATGAATATGTAAAAAACAAATTTAAAGAGAGCAAAAAGTCTTACTTAGATGGTCTCCTTAACTAATATTAAAAAGTACCCCTTTTAGAAGAATTCAACCCAAAATAAGGAAAATAACACATGGCAAATAGTTTTGTACGTTACACAGGTAACGCTAGTACAACAGCTTTTGCTATATCTTTTAGCTACAGAGCGGCAACAGATTTAACAGTAACGGTTTCAGGAACAGCTACTACAGCATTTACACTGAACGCCGCAGGAACAACTTTAACATTTAATAATGCACCTGCGAATGCTTCAGCTATTGAGATTAGGAGAAAAACCTCTCAGACTGCAAGGCTTACAGATTATGCTGATGGCTCAGTTCTAACAGAAAATGATTTAGATACAGATAGTGAACAGGCATTCTTTATGTCACAAGAAGCTATTGATGATGCCTCAGATGTAATCTCATTAGACAACTCAGATTTCCAATATAATGTAGGAAACAAAAGATTAAAAAACATATCAAACCCCACAGCCGCACAAGATGCTGTCACAAAGAATTATTTAGAAAACACTTTTTTAACTTCAGCTAACAAAACAGCTTTAACTACAGTTAATGCAAATATTTCAAACATTAATGCAGTAAACAGTAATGCTTCAAATATTAATGCAGTAGCAGGTGATGCTTCTGACATAGGTACAGTAGCTTCAAACATAGGTTCGGTAAATACTGTAGCAACAGATATTACAAAAGTTATTGCAGTAGCTAATGATTTAGCAGAAGCAGTATCAGAAATTGAAACAGTTGCAGACGATTTAAACGAAGCTAGTTCAGAGATTGAAGTAGTTGGTGCAAACATAGCTAACGTAAATATTGTCGGTGGTATCTCAGCTAATGTTACAACTGTAGCAGGTATCTCAGCTAATGTAACAACAGTAGCAGGTAATAACGCAAACGTAAGTACAGTAGCAGGAATTTCAGGAGACGTTACAGCAGTAGCTAACATTGCTAGTGATGTAGCGGCAGTAGAAAATATTAAAGCTAATATCACAACTGTGGCAGGTGTGTCATCAGA